TGTAAACTTGCTTGATGAGATGAGAACTAACCCACCTGAAGATATGACTGACAAAGAAGTAGCAGATTGTATTTCTAGGAATGTAGAGCATCTTGAACTTATGGTAGCTAAAGACTATTGGACAGATGAAGATATGAAAGCAGTAAATGCAGCAATCGCTGGATAAATAAATGTTTGGAATAAGTACATTTTCAGAGATTCCATATAGTACAACACCAAGCACATTATTTCTTGGTTCTGCTTCTATAAGTGCAACAGCAACAGTAACCGCATCTGCATTTAGCATAATATTTGGTGATGCAAGTGTTAGTGGTAAAGCAACTGTTACTGCATTAGGTGGTTTATTAAAATCTGCTACTGGTTCTGTTACTGGTACTGCTACTATTACTGCTGATGCTGTTTATATAGCATTTGGTGAGGGTGATATAAGTGGTCGTGCAACGATAACTGTTGCTCTATCAGGTTCTATTATTTATGCTGACCCAGACCCAATAACTGGTGTTGCTACATTAACTGCTGAAGGCATAAGAATAAGAACAAGTGATGCAAGTATTAATGGAGTAGCCACAGTTCAAGCATTAGGTGGATTAGTTGCTGATGGAGTTGCAAGTGTAGAGGGAGTGGCAACATTAACAGTAGGAACTTCTGTAACAAGACACGCTAATGCTTCTATCAGTAGTTTAGGAACAGTAGTAGCATTAGGAACAATACTAGGTGAAGAATGGACAGATGTTCCAGCAGGAACTAATACATGGTTAAGACGAGGATAACAAATGGCAAAGACTAAAGTATCACAATGGGATAGTGTTGCAGCAAACAATACTGACATAAACTCAATAAACATAAATGAAGGCTGCCCACCCAGTACCATTAATAATGCTATTCGTGAAACAATGGCACAAATTAAAAATTGGCAAGATGGCTCTAGCGGTGATGGTTGGACTAGCTCTGGAACAATTACATCTTCAGGTACATTAGCTGTTACTGGTAATCTTACATTTGATGGTGCAGCAGGTGCATCAGGTACTTATTTAAAATCAACAGGTTCTGGAAATACTCCTGTATGGTCAAATTTAGGTCTTGGCACTATGTCTACACAAAATTCTAATGCAGTTAATATAACAGGTGGTTCAATAACTGGCTTATCTTCATTAACCACATCAGGTGGGACTATAACTGCAACTGCTATAACAGCAGCTACTGTGACTGGTAGCACAACATTAGCTATTGGATCTGATTGGACTGTTATTCAATCTGGAAGCACTCTTATATTTAAGTATGCTGGAACAAGTAAAATGAAAGTAGATTCAAGTGGTAATTTAACTGTTGTTGGGAACATAACTGCCTTTGGTACTATTTAATGAAAACATCAAGAGAGTATAGAAAAGATTTTTACAATAATTTTAATGATTTGCTTTATTTAAAAAACTTAATAAAAGATGTTGCTATTCTTTACCAAAAACAATCTAGCTCAATAAATTACACTTTATTAGATTATATAGATAACAGAATTTTGGAGATTGAAAATGGCAGGTAGACTATCCTCAAGTGGAGCAATTTCTATTACTGACATAAATGCAAATTTAGGAATGTCAACAACAAGAACAACTGATATGAATGAAAATCATGTTAGAGCATTTTGTGGTGGTAGAGCTAATAATAGCCAAACTTCATTAGGAGATGCTAGAGGTAGAGGTGTTACTTTTACAGGCACTTTATCTCGTTCAGGTTATTCATCAAGCGTTACTTTACCAACAGTATCTTTAAATACATATTTTGATGAAGCACAACTAACTAATGGATTTCCTCTTTACACTAGATTAAATGTTGATGTGCCACCTACATGGTGGGCATCTATAAACAACCCTAGCAATATGTCATCTACTTTAGGTTCAACTAATGGTGCTTCAGGTGGCGGTACAGGTGGTGCTAAAAACTTTTACTCTTATCAAGATTATAATGGAAGTAGAGCAATTACTGGCGGTGGTTATTACAGTGGAAAAGGAACAAGCAACCCTAACGGACAAGTAACACTACAACGCATTAGTTTGCTTTCAGCATCATAGGAAAATAAATGACAACAAAAAGAATACAATTTACAGATTGGTTGCCAGACCAACCAGCAAATGCTGGAAGTTTAAATGATGCTAAAAATGTATTTCCTGTAGGTATTGGTTATGGTGCTTTTCCTAGTGCAGAAGATTTTTCTAACGCTGCTAGTGAAGATATTAGTAATATATTTGTAGCCAAATTTGGAGCTAATGTAGAGGTATTTGCAGGTGGTGCTACAAAGCTATTTAAATTAAATATTGCAACATTGGCATTAGCAGATGTATCTAAATCAGGTGGTTATGGTGGTGATGGCACATGGAGATTTGAACAATTTGGCAATGTAGTGTTAGCGTGTAACGACAATTCTAAAATACAAGCATGGACTATAGGTGTTTCTTCTGCATTTGCAGATGTTGCATCAGCAGCTCCTGTAGCTAAAGATATTGCTGTAGTTCGTGATTTTGTTTTTGCAGGAAATATTGCTGCTGGTTCTAATCCAGATAAAGTGCAATGGTCAGATATTAATGATGAAACTGATTGGGTATCTGGAGCTACAAGCCAAAGTGATTTTCAAATTATTGCAGATGGTGGTAATGTTCAAGCAATAACAGGTGGAGAGTTTGGTGTTGTATTACTAGAAAAATCGGTGATACGCTGTTCTTATGTCGGTAGCCCACTTTTCTGGCAATTTGATACTATATCTAGTGGATTAGGTTGTTTAGAAGGTAACTCTGTTGCTAGGTATGGAAACATTACTTTCTTTTTGTCAGATGATGGATGGTATTCTACAGATGGACAAACAGTAACTAATATAGGATTAGAAAAAATAGATAGATGGTTTTTTAGTAGAGTAGATTTAACTAAATTAAATACAATGAGTGCTGCTGTAGACCCAGTTAAAAACCTTGTTGTTTGGAACTATGCTGATGTAGATGGGAATAGAAGAATACTTATTTATAATTGGCAACTAGGAAAGTGGTCAAGAGCTGAAACATTATCTGATGTTGTAGGCACTATTGCTACTCTAGGAGAAACATTAGAAACTTTAGTAAGTGAGTTAGGTTATACAGACATAGATGATATGAGAGCATCCCTAGATTCACGATTATTTATTGGTGGTAAGTTTTTATTTGCAGGTGCTACAGGTAATAAAATAATAACATTTACAGGGGAGTCCATAACACCACAACTTATAACAACAGATTTAGAAGTTGGTTACAACAGTGTTGCTACACTAGCAAGACCACAAATAGATAACGGAACAGCAAAAGTAGCTGTAGCTAGTCGTAGAGAATTAGATGACAACATTGAGTTTGGTGCATTTGTACCAGCTACTACAGAGGGTAGGTGTAGTTTAAGAAGTGCAGGTAGGTATCATCGGTTTAATGTACAACCCACAGGAAGTTGGACAACAGCAATGGCAGTAGATGTAGATTTAAAACCACAAGGCAATAGATAATGCCTAGAATGTATCGTACACTTCCGTATCAAGGTGGTGATGCTAGAGATGTTGCAGAAGTAGTTAATAACGCTATGAATGGCAAGACTAATAACAGTGGCACTTTTACTTTAGCAACATCAGTAACAGAAACTACAGTTAGTAATGAAAGAGCAGGTTTTGATTCAGTTATCGTATTGTCATCAAGAACTGCAAATGCAGCAGCAGAATCAGACCATACATTTATTAAAACAAAAGCAAAAGGTAGCTTTATCATAGGGCATAGAAATACATCTAATACTGATGTAACATATGATTATATAATCGTTGGATAAATTCTATGAAATTGTATGTAGTACCTACAAACCAAGTGCAAAGATTTTGGTATCTTGCTGAACCAATATTAAATAGAGCTTTAGAAAAAGGTGATGGCGAATTTTGCAGCGACACACTTAAACTTACAGTAGCACAAGGACAACAACAACTTCTTTTACTTATGAAAGATGATGTTTGCTATTGTGCATTGACTGTGCAATGGGTTATGTACCCACATGAAAGAGTTTGTTACATAACTTATATAGGCACAAAAAAAGAAGGTGGCATGGTAACAAAAAAAGGGTTTGAACAATTTAAAACTTGGGTCAAACAAAATGGTGGCACAGCAATACAAGGATCTACTAAATATGACAGTATAGCTAGGTTATGGAACAGGCTATATGGTTATGAAACAAAATATCAATTAATGGAGTTGAAAATAGAATGATTAAGTTAAAAATATGGTTATATAATTGGTTAGCTAAAAATTTAGGCAAACTAGGTAGGGAAGGTGACACCGAACTTGCTCATGTTAATACATGGGAAGCTAACCTTTTAAGAGCACATGGTGGTTCAGGGTCTATTAACCCTACGACTGGATTGCGTGAATATAAAGGTGGTGGCGGTGGTCAGACAACTGAAACAACACAAAATATTGACCCTGCTATCTTGCCATACATAACTTATGGTTTAGATGAAGCAAAAGGTTTATATCAAGATGCTTCCCCAGAATATTACCCAGA